TTGTACGTCATTAGTCCAATCCATATCTATATAAAGTCTGTTCATATGTTGATTAAACCTATAAGGTTTTTCTCCAACCAATATATGATCTAAAAAATCTAAATGCGTTCTAACTGTTTGATAGTGAATTATTGATGTTGATGAAAAATCGTATAAGTCATTAAGTCTTAATTGGTATCTAACATCAAACATATTTAAGTTTGCTTTATCATCAAACGGAAATATGTTAATAACAGAAACAACCGCTTCAGGCATAACTATGTAACCTTTACCTTCTTTGGTATCAGATGTTACAGAATTGTCTGCTTTATCAGTTGTAGTTGTAGGTGAAGTATCCGCTCTCGCTCTCGCTAAATCAGCAGATGTAAATTGATATTTTAGATACATTCTCTCAACACCATCATAATGGTACTGAGCAAAATATTGTAATGCCTCGTCTATTCTGTCTTCAACTTGGTCATCATCCACGTTGATTTCAATAACAGGTTTGCCTAAATTTCTTAAACAATATTCTTTAAATGTTGATCTACTTGTAGGTGTTGCCATATATAACTAGTCCTTTTTCTATAGACTATTTATATAATAAAATTAACCTAAAGCAATGGCTTGAGCGATTGCGAACGGTTGTGTAGCAACTGTTTTACTATCTACTTGTAAAGAACCAGTTATATTAATTGCTGAACTTTCAATATATGCTTGTATATCACTAGCAAGTACATATTTTTCTGTACCGCCATCTGATATAGCAAACTTATCTGAATCTGCAATAGATGTTCCTGATCCATCAGTCATATTGTCAATGTTTAATAAAATTTCAACATTGCCGTATTCTAATGCTGTTCCGCCTGAATTAACTTTAAGAACTTGACCAGCCGAACCTAATGATGATAAACCAGTTCCGCCAAATGCGTAATCAATAAACTCACCAGATTGAAATTCTGCTAATCCAGTTGCGTTATTACTACCGTCAAATACCGTTCTAATTGGTGTTTTTGCTGCCATATTTTTCTCCTAATATCTTCTATTTATACTTTTGTTAAAATGTAAACAATCTGATAGGTACTGGTGCTCCACCATTTGATAATGTGAAGGCTTTGAATACCGATCTATCAGAGGATGCTTGAAATGAAAATGTTGTTGCTGGATTACTTAATCCACCTGCTGTTGTGTAAAGTGGAATACTTTTTACTGGAGTACCAGTAGTAACATCCGCTTCAGCGATCTTGTTAGATCCTACTAACGAACCTGCTGGTAAAGTTGCACCAGAAGCAGAAATTTGAATTGCTCCTGTTCCATCTCCTGAAATAGTTGCACCATTCAAGTCAATTGTATTTCCAGATAGGTAAATATCTCTCCATCTTAATGAAGATGTACCTAAGTCATATGTAATATTTGTATCAGGTACAAGTGCTGTTGCAAATCTTCCTGTTACTGTAATTGTATCACTTGAAGCGTTTCCAAGTGTAATATTACCATTTAAAGTTGTCGCACCTGTAACTGTTAAGTCTCCACTTGCACTAACATTAGCCGCTCTAATACTTGCGTCTGTTAGTGTTAAGTCTCCTGTACTTGCACCAGTAAATGAACCAGTACCAAATGTTACTACATCTGCTGATTCATCATAACCGATAAACACGTTATCGCTATCACCTCTTTCAAATACTAAACCAATATCTCCAGAAGGTGCTCCTGTTACTCCGTTACCTAATTCAAAAAGTTTATCTGAAACTGTTGTGTTTGTAGATGATACAGTTGTTGTTGTACCATTTACTGTTAAGTTTCCTGTAATTGTAGCGTTTCTTGTTACAGTTAAATCTTGTCCTATTGTTACATCATCTGGTAATCCAATCGTAACAGTATTATCTGAAATTGCTGTTGTGATTTCATTTGATACACCTGAAAATGTAAGTGAGTCTGTTAATAGAGAAACTGTATCTGTAGTAGATGAGTCATCTCTAATTGTTAAATTTGTAGCAACACTTACTGAACCAGCGGCAGTTAATCTACCTTGTTGGTCAACTGTAAATGTTGGAATTGCTGTAGCAGAACCATATGAACCAGGTGTTACCGCTGTGTCATCTAAATCTATTGAAATTGTATTGTCTGAAACAACTGTTGATATTCCTGTATCACCACTAAACGTAATTGTTTCTCCAGTATTTACTGAATCGTTACTACCACTATCAGCAGCGATAGATAATGTTGAAACTACTTGAGCATATTCTAAAGCGGTTCCTGCTTCGTTTGTTCTTAAAAAATAACCAGCAGTACCTAATGATGATAAACCAGTACCACCACTTGCAACTGGTACAGTTTCTCCAACTTGAAATTCTGAAATACCTGTCGCTCTATTGCTTCCATTAAAGACTGCTCGTAAAGGTGTTTTGTCTGCCATTAAAATCTCCTATATCTATTTATATATTTTTAAAAGTGAAATAATACACTTCCTGTTCCTGTTGTTCCATCTGCATATGTAAATGCCGTAAATACGTTAGTATCGCCGCCAGCAGAAAAGGTTAATGTAGAGTTTGCTGTAGATAATCCATCTGCACGTGAGTAAAAATTAACATCTCTTTGTATTAATCCTGTATCAGTTTCTATTGATACAGAATAAGGTAATGCTAGAGTTACAGCATTATTTGATACTGTCGCTGTAATTTCGTTGTCTGTACCTAAGAAAGTTAAAGTATCTGTACCTAAAGTTACAGTATCAGTTGTTGATGAACTATCTCTAATTGTTAAATCTGTTGATATGCTTGAAGTTGAAGCACTTGTAATTCGTCCTTGTTGGTCTATAGTAATTACTGGAACCGCTGTAGAACTACCATATGAACCTGGTGTAACTGCTGTGTCATCTAAGTCAACAGATAATTGACCAGTTGTTGCTGATACTGTAATACCTGTATCACCAATAACATTTAATGTACCACCTAAAGCAATTGCTGTAGTTCCAGAGTCACCTGTAAAAGTTGTAGTACTATTTGTTAATGAACCATTACCGATATTTGATAAAGTATTTGAAGCACCACTAATAATTTTATTAGTTAAAGTATCAGTAGTGTCTCTTAATACTACTTGACCAGTTGCGTTTGGTAATGTAATTGTTCTATCTGCTGTTGGATCAGTTACAGTTAAAGTTGTTTCATATTCGTCAGCAGTTGTACCTTCAAACACAAAAGCGTTTTGTACATTTACTTCAGTTGAATTAACTGTAGTTGTAGTACCATTTACTGTTAAGTTTCCTGTAATTGTTAAATTGTTACCAACACTTAAATTATTTCCGATAGTAACATCATCAGGTAATCCTATTTGTATTGTATCTCCAGTTATTGATGTTTCTATTTCATTTGTAGTACCAGAAATATTTAATGTATCGTTTAATAAATTAATTGAAGCAGTTGTAGAACTATCATCTGATATTGATAAAGTTGTAGAAACTGTATTAGTACTTACATTTGTAATTCGTCCTTGTTGGTCTACTGTAAATGTTGGAATAGCAGTTGTACTACCATAAGTTCCAGGTGTAACTGCTGTGTCATCTAAATCTATGTTGATACTATCTCCAGAAATAGTTGTTGTAATTCCTGTATCACCTTTAAAATTTAATGTATCATTTAATAAACTAATTCCTGTTATAGTTGAACTATCATCTGAAATATTTAATGTTGTAGCAACGTTAATTGTACTAGCGGCAGTTAATCTACCTTGTTGATCTACAGTAAATGTTGGGATTGCTGTAGCAGAACCATATGAACCTGGAGTAACTGCTGTGTCATCTAAATCAATTGATAAAGAGTTTGCACCTACAGTAGTTGTAATACCTGTATCGCCAGAAATTGTTAATGTTTCACCTAAAGAAATAGGATCAGTTGAACCAGAGTCAGCGGCAATTGAAATTGTAGAATTAGTTAAATTTTGATTTGATATTGTAGTATATTCTAATGCCGTAGCACCAGAGTTAACTTGTAATACTTGATATGCCGTACCTAATGTAGTAAGACCTGTACCACCATCAGCGTAACCTATACTATCGGATACTGTAAACTCGGCAAGACCTGTTGGGTCTCCACTACCATTAAATATACCTTTTATAGGAATTCTATCTGCCATATTATGCTAATACCAATGTTGTTTTGGATGCTCCTGATCTTGTTGTAAACGGTACATATAAATTTTCTACCGCTGTTTGTAAAGTTGTTCCAGATGTACTTGGATCTAATGTTTTTGAAGTTCCGTCTCTTAAAACAAAACTAAATCCACTAGAAGTTCCAATTGTAACTGTATCACTTCCAACATTTGTTGTTACAGTAGTTAAACCAGTACCTTGAAGTGTTAAAGTATCTGATTGTTGATCTGCAACTATATCACTTTGACCTGAAACTGAAATTGTTGTGAAAGAATTTGAACCAGCCGCATTAGCGATTTCAACGATAGCATTGCTGCTATCACGCATATAAATTTTTCGGTCTGCCGTATTAACAGCAACTTCACCAACTGCTAAATTAGAAGTAGTTGGAACTGTACTTGCTGTTTCCGACCTCTTTAATTTAATTATAGTGGCCATTCAATTATCCTTTCAATAATCTATTAACTAAAAGTTCCGCCGTCTAATGTATTTGTCCAATCTGGAGTGCCAGCGTTTGAATATAAGAAATATCCATCTGTACCAGAAGCAGTTACATTCAATTGACTTGTACCGTTACCATATACGATACCATTTGATGTAAATGTTGTTCTACCTGTACCACCGTAACTGACTTCGATTGTATTTGCTTCCCAAGTACCAGATGAAATAGTACCTAAAGTTGTAATTGAACCTTGTCCAGAATAAGTTGATTTAATTTCTAATCTGTCTGAAACAACAGCAATAGTACTGTCATCTACTACAACATCTAATTGGTTACCAGTTTTAATTAAAGCGTCACCAGCACTAATCTGACCAGCGCCAGAGAATTGTGAGAACGTAATATTAGTTGTACCAAATGTTGGTGTACCATTGTGAGTTGCAACATAACCGTTATCTGCGTTATTTGATCCAGATTCCACAAAGAAGAAAGTACCGCCAGTTAATTCAGCAGCAGTATCAGCGTCTGGACTTCTTGTCAATACAAACTGAGTCGAACCGTCACCAACAGTTGTTACTGTATAGATACCGTTTTGAATAGCATTTGATTGATCTTTAACAAGTATTCTATCTCCTTGACTTGGTGTAACACCATCAATTGATAAAGCACCGTTTGAACTAGCAGTTAAAGTACCTGCACCATTGTTGTATGTTGCTGATAAGTTTGCTGTTGTAGCAGCAACAACTGATTCTTTAACATCTAATCCGTTTACAACACCATCAACATATGCTTTGTTAGCAGCGTCTGTACTAGCAGTTGGAGTTGCAACATTAACAATTTTACTGTTGTTAACATCAACATCACCAGTTCCGTTAGGGTCTAGTACTAAATCACCATTTGCATTTGTAGTTGAAATTGTATTGCCATTAAAATTTAAATTATCTACAGTTAATTCAGTTATACCTGCAATAGCAGTAGTTGTTTCACCTGGATTTAAAGATGAAGAACCGAGTGTAATTGTATTTACAACAACGGCACCTGATGTAACAGTAAAGTCTGTAGAGTCAAAAGAAGCAACACCTTTGTTAGATGAAGTAGCGTCTTCTCCTTCAACAGTTATTGTTGTTCCAGCGTGAGTGACATTCATTCCTTCTCCACCCAATACTGAGAATGAGTGTGACGTTGGTGTCATTGCACCTGAATCTGTTGTAACAGTTTTAACAACTGTATCTTCTAAAGTAACAGCGCCTGAAGCAACATCAAAATCGTTACTATCAAAAGACGCAACACCTTTATTAGATGTACTAGCGTCTTCTCCTGCAACAGTTATTGTTGTTCCAACGTGAGTAACATCCATACCTTCGCCACCGTTTATTGTAAAACCGTGTGTTGATGGAGTTAATGCACCTGAATCTGTTGTAACAGTTTTAACTACAGTATCTTCTAATGTAACCGCACCTGAAGTAACATCAAAATCGTTACTATCAAAAGAAGCAACACCTTTGTTAGATGTACTAGCGTCTTCAGCAGATACAATTACTGTATCTCCACTTATTGTTGTGTCAATACCTTCACCACCTGCAAAGTTTAAAGTGTCTGTTAATAAATTAATTCCAAGACCAGTTGAACTATCATCTGAAACGTTTAGCGTTGTGGCAACGTTAACTGTGCTAGCCGCTGTGATTCGTCCTTGTTGGTCTACTGTAAATGTTGGAATAGCAGTTGTTGATCCATAGGAACCTGGAGTAACTGCTGTGTCATCTAAATCTATTGAAATATCATTATTGGAAACAGTTGTTGTAATACCTGTATCACCAGTGAACGTAATAGTTTCACCTGTGTTTACAGTATCATTTGAACCAACGTCTGCCGCTATAGATAA